ATAGTCCTGTTCTATAAAAAAAAAATTACGATAGGGAGGGACTATCAGGGTGGGGTAGGGGACAGCTCACAACCGGAACCGTGCAATAACACCATGTAATCACGGAGCCAATAGGGCAAAACACGGAGAAACGATTTAACCGACCGGCAATGGGCTCGAATGGTGAGCTGGTATGTTCGTATCAACCACGGTCGATAATCGACGCATGGGGCCATTCCGACCCGGCGTGGGGCATCCGTGATAGGCAAAATCAGCCGTAATGGCGCTAATCAATCCCCCACGGATTACAATCCAATAATCCCGAGGGGTTACACCTACCAACTATTACCGCACCAGCCTCCAATTATCATTATAGGTAAAATCTATCACCTCCGGCGTTGCCGATAGGGAATGGCTATCGGCTGGGTGAAAAAATACCCGCACGGTGGCGGGTATCTGGTTAGTGGGCGATGGCGCTAGTCGTTAGCAGGTCAGGATAATCGCCACGATGGTTAGGATTGCAATGACCATGGTGTTACCCCAGCTCGGCTAACAGATCATCGGTGTCAATATCACCGCTCGGCGCGCGCAACGTGTCGATAATTGCGGCGATTTTCGGCGTGGCGCGCAACGCGGCGCATTCCGATTTGGTTTTGCCCTCCAAGAAAGAACGCAATGCCTCTGGCGTTTTGTTGGGATACATGATGCACAGGGCGCGGAACAACAACCCGCCACTTCCTGACGATCCGCCATCGCCGCGCCCTTTGTTCCAGCTGCCTGCTAATAGTCGTTCGTAGACCTCCCGAACAGCGTTGTACTTGTCGTCGATCGTTGCCGACCGTCCGGTGTCTGGGTTACGCGAGATCGCGGCGGCGTCAACTAACTTTTGTTTGAGGCCATGCAAGGTAGCCTGTTCAATAATCGTACTGTTCAATTCACCCAGCCGTACATAAATCGTCTGCCCATTTGAGAATTCAATTGTTAGTTGTTTGTCACCCGTGGTGCATTCAATGGCTGGCGTGCGTGTTGTGTCGTTCATTTGGATTACCTCATTGTGTAATGTTGCGTCGAACGATATTGTCCGACACCGCAAGTATAGCTGCTAATCATCCCACCACCAATTGATTATTCCTATCGCCGTCGGCTACCCGATAGCCCGCTGCTCGTCGCATTAGTTGGTACATGCCCAGCCCATTACCATACCCCTGCTAGTATCTCAGCCTGTCAACCGTTGACCTGCCCATAACCGAGGGGGGAGTGAGGGCCCTGCGCGCGGTTGGGTAGAGTGGAGGCGGTCAAAAATTTCAAAAAACACACTTTTCCGTTGTTCAGGTTCCGAGGTCAAAAATTTCAAAAACACCTCCATCAAAACACCCACGGATTTGCCCTCGCCGCTTGCTGATACTCCTCCCGCTGGTTATTTCCTTGGATTACCCCCTAGCTTCAACCCGGCTCGTCGGATGCAGGTGCGGATGGACCGTCCCGAGGGCCGCGCCCCCGCTCTGCCAATCACCCCTGGATTAAGGATTAGTAATCCCCCGACGTTATCCAATTTCACTTCTCCGCGCAAGCGCTTGACAAACCCCCGACCAGCTCCTATAATCCCCCGAACAACCGAAAGACCTGACGTGGAAACCGCAACCCTTCCTGTAGAGTTCCGCAGAACGCAAAGCGCCCCCCTCGTGGGTACCGCTAGCGCTGCGAGTGCGCTGCTGCGGGTACGCTACTCCCACGACGCGATGATCGATCACCTTATCGAGAATCCAGGGATTTCGCAAGGGGAACTCGCGGCGATGTTCGGTTACACCGGGGCTTGGATTTCCCGCGTAATCAACTCCGACGCCTTCCTGGCTAGGCTGGCCGAGCGCAAGTCCGATCTCGTCGATCCCTCGATCGCCCTGACCCTGGATGAAAAGTTCCGCAGTCTCGCTGCACAGTCCCTGGACGTCATTCAGGAAAAGTTGTCCCTGACCAAGAACGTGGACACGGCAATGAAGGCACTCGAACTAAGTGCCAAGGCACTCGGCTACGGAGCTCGGCAGCAGAACCTCAATGTCCAGCAAAACTTCGTCGTGACAACGGCACTGGACGTGCGGCTATGACGATGAAGCTCACCAGTAAGCAGCTCGAGGCCCAGGAAGTCCTCGCGAGCGAGGCCACGCACTGCATGCTCTTCGGAGGTTCACGCAGCGGCAAGACCTTTTTGCTGGTCCGAAACACCTGCATGCGGGCGTTGAAGTCCCCGAACTCGCGCCACTGCATTTTGCGTTTCCGTTTCAACGCGGTCAAGGCCTCCGTCGTAATGGACACCTTCCCGAAGGTCATGAAGTTAGCCTTCCCCGGCATCAACTACACCCTTTCCAAGACGGACTGGTACGCGGAGTTCGAAAACGGTGCCCAGATCTGGTTCGGAGGTCTCGATGATAAAGAGCGTGCGGAAAAGATCCTCGGAATGGAGTTTGCGACGATTTATCTCAATGAAACGAGTCAGATTCCGAAGGCCAGTCGCGATATCGCGGTTACCCGGCTGGCGCAGCAGGTAAATCAAGTCATCCACGGACTCGACCCGACGGTACTTAAGCCCCGGATGCTCTACGACTGCAATCCACCAAGCAAAGCTCATTGGACTTACCGACTTTTCATAGAAAAGCGTGATCCCGAGACGAAAAAGGACCTCGCCAACCCCGCTGACTACGCTTACTTCAAGATAAACCCGCACGACAATGCCGAGAATATCTCGAAAAGCTACCTCGAGACGCTCGAAGGGCTGTCAACGAGGCTGCAAAAGCGCTTCCTCCGAGGCGAATTCGCGGAAGCGACACCAAATGCCCTTTTCAACGACGAGTTAATCGACAAGTGGCGGGTAACTGACGGTAAGCTCCCTGACATGGTGCGGATTGTTATCGCAGTTGACCCCTCCGGTGCAGGAGATATAGACAACGCAGACAATGATGCAATTGGTATTATGGTTGTCGGTCTTGGTACTGATGGCAATTGCTATGTCATGGAAGATTTGACGGTTAAAGCGGGTCCGGCGACTTGGGGACGGATCGTGACGAACGCCTATGACAGGCACGAGGCTGACGCCGTGGTCGGAGAGATCAACTATGGCGGGGCTATGGTCCAGCACGTGATCCAAACAGCTCGCCCCCGGACGAACTTCCGCAAGGTTACCGCTACGCGCGGGAAAGTGGTCCGGGCTGAGCCCGTCTCCGCCTTATATGAGCAAGGCAAGGTGCGGCACGTTGGCTACCTGACTGACCTGGAAGATGAGTTGATGGCGTTTACAACTGGTGGCTTTATGGGCGAAGTCTCCCCAAATCGGGCCGATGCTTTGGTCTGGGCAGTTACTGAGCTCTTCCCCGGCGTTATCAAGCCACGGAAGGCGAAGCCTGTTGAAGAGGTCGCCCCACGTCGGTGCTTTGGCGACATGCGCAGCATTGCGGGTAACTGGATGGCACACTAATGAGTAACGAAGAGTTCCTGTCAATCATGCGCAAGCGGTTGGACCTGGCCATCGGCGCTTTGTCTGACTCCCGCGAGGATGAGTTAGACGACTTGAAGTTCGCCGCAGGCTCCCCTGACAATCAGTGGCAGTGGCCAGCCGATGTGCTCTCCACTCGTGGGGCCGTGCAGGGGCAGACCATCAACGCTCGCCCAACGCTCACGATCAACAAGCTCCCACAGCACGTCAAGCAAGTAACGAATGAACAGCGTCAGAACCGACCCAGTGGTAAGGTCATCCCTGCAGACAACCAAGCCGACTCCGAAGTGGCCAGCGTACTTGACGGAATGGTTCGCCACATCGAGTACATATCTGATGCAGACGTTGCCTATGACACAGCCTGTGAGGCACAAGTCACCTACGGGGAAGGCTACTTCCGGCTCCTGACTGAGTATTGTGACCCGGAGTCGTTCGATCAGGACATCAAGATCGGGCGCATCCGTAACAGCTTCTCCGTGTTCATGGACCCTGCGATGCAAGACCCCTGCGGGTCGGATGCTGAGTGGTGTTTCGTTACGAGTGAGTTGGTGAAGGATGAGTTTGAACGCTTGTACCCGGATGCCACACCACTGTCATCCATTCAGCAGCAGGCCGTAGGCGACAAGTCTCTATCAGCGTGGTTGAACAAGGAGACGGTTCGGATCGCTGACTACTATTACATCAAGCATGAGCCGCAAACGCTGAACATGTACCCCGGTGGTGTGTCCCTGATGGCGAACCACCCCGATGCTGCCCACATGACCGCTTTGGGTATCAAGCCCATCAAAACCCGGTCAGTTGACGTTCGTACTGTCATGCACTGCAAGACCAATGGGTATGAGAAGCTGGCCGAGACAGTATGGCCGGGTAAGTGGATACCTGTGATTCGTGTGATCGGGAACGAGTTCGAGGTTGAAGGTCGGTTGTACGTGTCGGGTCTGGTGCGTAACGCCAAAGATGCACAGCGTATGTACAACTACTGGGTGTCCCAAGAGGCTGAGATGCTCGCCCTTGCCCCCAAGGCACCGTTTATCGGGTACGGTGGTCAGTTCGAGGGGTACGAAGCCCAGTGGAAGACCGCCAACACCGCAAATTGGCCCTATCTGGAGGTCAACCCTGACGTTACGGACGGTCAGGGTGGTCCACTGCCCCTGCCGCAGCGCAGCCAGCCTCCGATGGCGTCCAGCGGCCTCCTGCAGGCCAAAGGTGGTGCGTCTGATGACATCAAGAGCACGACGGGTCAGTATGACAGCAGCTTAGGCGCTACCAGTAATGAGCGTTCGGGCAAGGCGATCCTCGCGCGTGAAAAGCAGTCGGATACTGGAACCTATCACTACGTTGACAACCTCGCGCGCGCCATCCGGTACTGCACCCGTCAGATCGTGGACCTGATCCCGAAGATTTACGACACCCGCCGGGTTGCTCGGATCATCGGAGTCGATGGTGAGACCGACCACGCTGAGATCGACCCTTCACAGGACGTTCCGGTTAAGAAGATCGTGGACGAGCAGGGCATCACGATCAAAAAGATTTACAACCCCGGAGTGGGTAAGTACGATGTCTGCGTGACCACTGGACCAAGCTACATGACCAAGCGTCAAGAGTCGCTGGAGTCCATGAGTCAGTTGCTGCAGGGTAATCCCGAACTGTGGGCTGTTGCTGGCGACCTGTTCATCAAGAATATGGACTGGCCGGGGGCACAGGAGATTGCGGAACGCTTCGCCAAGACCATTGACCCCAAGCTGCTCGCCAAGGAAGATGACCCTGCCCTACAGGCCGCGCAGAAGCAGATTGAGGGTATGGGGCAGGAACTTGACCAGATGCATCAGATGCTGCAAAACGTTCAGAAGTCGATGGAGCACCAGACTCTGAAGAACGACGAGTTTGCCAATGACATCCGGGCCTATGACGCGGAGACTAAGCGGTTGTCTGCTCTAGCCAACGCCGCGCAAGCACCGTCTGCTGCCACCATTGACCCCGAGGTCGAGAGCGTCATGAAGCAGTACATCCGGCAGATTCTTGCTGAGGGGTTGCCAGAGCAAGAGGAATCGCAGGAACTTGAGCAGGGTGAGATGCACCAGATACAACCACAACAGATGCCACAAGATCCAATGTAAGAGGACAACATGCAATTACTGAACCCCTTGATCGACTCCAACTACCCGGCGCTTACCGTAGCCTATACCGGTACAGCAGGTGCCACTGCAGCCTACCCACCAGGTCCGCAGGGGGTTAGCGTGTTCTGCACGACTGCCGCCTACGTTGTTGTAGGCGAAGCTGTCACCGCGACTACCGCGAACGGGATTCCGATCCCTGCAAACACTTTGGTGAATCTGAAGGTTCCGCAGGGTACGGGCGCGCCGTGGCGTGTGAGTGCGATCCAAATCGCCTCCGGGGGGAATCTTTACGTGAAACCAATCAATATTGAATGACAATAACTGTACTGGCGCAATCACCAGGGATTCTCAGGAATCGAAAATGGACGAGTTAGAAGTAGTAGCGGTTGAACCCGCGTCGGAACAGGTAGCCACGGCGGCCACACCTGAACCTGTAGTCGAAACGCCGGGAGAGCAGGTAGAGGCACCCAAGACCTTCACACAAGAAGAACTGGATGCGGCTATCAGCAAAAGGCTTGCGAGAGAGCAGAGGAAATGGGATCGAGAGCGTCAGGCTGCGCAGCCGTCACAAGCGGCAGTTGTCAATCCGCAGATCGACCAGTTCGAGTCACCCGAGGCGTATGCGGAAGCACTCGCTTATCGGAGGGCGGAAGAACTGATCGCCCAGCGGGAATTGCAGCGTCACCAGACTGAAGTTGTCGAAGCGTATCACGATAGGGAGGAAGAGGTCCGGGCAAAGTACACTGATTTCGATCAGGTTGCTTACAACCCCAACCTGCGAATCACTACCGAGATGGCGCAGACGATCCAATCGTCGGACATCGGACCTGAGTTGGCATACCACCTCGGCACGAATCCGAAGGAAGCGGAACGTATCTCACGACTGACACCACTCGCGCAGGCTAGAGAAATTGGGCGGATTGAAGCTAAATTGATAGCAGAACCCGTCACGAAAAAGGTATCGAGTGCACCAGCGCCTATCGCGCCAGTCGTCCCGAGAAGCATCGGAACACCGACGTATGACACGACTGACCCACGGTCAATCAAAACAATGTCTACGTCTGAGTGGATCGCTGCTGACCGGGCACGGCAACGTAAGCTGCTAGAGGCTCGTAATCGCTAACTACTTTTGAAAGAAAACCATGGCAAACAGTATCCTAACGATCGACATGATCACGCGCAAGGCCCTCGAGATACTCGAGAATAACCTTGTACTTACCCGCAACGTGAACCGTCAGTACGACGACTCCTTCGCGGTCAAAGGTGCCAAGATCGGCTCCACACTGCGCATCCGCAAACCGGACCGTGCGCTTGTCACTGATGGTGCAGCCCTGCAGGTGCAGGATGAGAACCAGCAGTACACCACGCTGACCGTTTCCAGTCAGAAGCACATCGGCGTGAATTTCACGTCGGCTGAGTTGACCATGCAATTGGATGACTTCGCTGAACTGATCCTCAAGCCTCGCGTGTCTCAATTGGCCGCGTCTGTTGATGCTGACGTTGCGAATGCTTACAAGAGCATCTACGGGTCTGTGGGTACTCCTGGTACTACGCCTGCGACCTCGCTGGTGCTGCTCCAAGGTCAACAGAAGTTGAATGAGATGGCGACCCCCATGTCTCCGCGTTACGCAACGGTTAACCCCGCTGCCAATGCTGGTCTGGTCGAAGGGATGAAAGGGTTCTTTAACCCAACGGGCACCATCTCCAAGCAGTTCGCCAACGGTATGATGTCAACTGGTGTTTTGGGTTACGATGAGATCAATATGTCTCAGTCCGTGGTCAACCATACCACTGGCACATGGGGCACCACGATCACCAGCACCAGCACTGTAGCTACCCAAGGTCAGGCAACTCTGGACATCAGTTTCACAGGTTCTGGTAAGACTTGGAAGCAGGGTGATGTGTTCACCATTGCCGGCGTGTACGCGGTGAACCCACAGACTCGTCAGTCCACTGGTAGTCTGCAACAGTTTGTCGTTACGGCTGATCTGACAGCAACCACCACAGGTACTCTGGCAATCTCCCCACCGATCTACACTGCCACTCACGCACTGGCTACTGTGGACTCATTCCCTGCGGCCACGGCTGTCGTGACCATGCTGGGTACTGCCACAACTGGCTACGCGCAAAACTTGATCTACCACAAGGATGCGATCACGATGGCTACCGCTGATCTGTTGCTGCCCCAAGGTGTGGACATGGCTTCGCGTCAAGTGCACAACGGTATCTCGATGCGCATCGTGCGGCAGTATGACATTAACAACGATCGTATGCCCTGCCGTATCGACGTGCTTTACGGCTACTCAGTGATTCGTCCTGAAATGGCCTGCCGAATCTGGGGATAAATGAATGGGGCTTCGTCCCTGTTCACCTCGAACT